CGCAGGACGTTGGCCATCTCTTGGATAGCGGCAAGGATCATACGGAACATGGTGGAACTCCTAACTAGAGGTGGCGTGATTGCCAGTACTGGTGCGGAGCACCACATTACAGGGTAATGGGGGGGGGGTGATTTGGTTTTGGAGTCCCACAATGTAAGTAATACAACCGTACCCAAATTATAAAAAATCCCCCAACCTGCGAACCCAAATTGCGGGCGACTGTCTAGGCGTATCACTGATCCGAAGGACAGTAACGCACAGCGTTACTGATCCAACTTGTCTTTTCTCCTGGTTCAGATGACTATATAAAGCCTATATCCTAACCAGAGTGGAGGTTGATTCTATGTCAGCCATGACTGTCGAGCAGTTCCAAGAAGCACTGCCCGAGAAAATGAAGAAGTCGGTGAACAAGGAAGTCATTGATGCAATCAACAAAACCCTGAGTGACCCTGATCTGTATGAGCAGTATCGGGATAACCTGCTGAGCTACACCAAAGTGATGCAGGAAGGGAAGTTCAAGATCAGTCAGTACATTGATGCTGTGAAGTATGTAGGCTTCAAGCACATGGGCATGACCAATGCTGATGCTTATGCCAAGACTTTCCCAGATAAGATGCTGCGGTTCTCTTCTCAAGGTGTGTCGGCTAAAGACATAGCGAGCTACAGCACGGCTTATAACAAGTCGAAGTTGGTAACTCTGCTGTATGAGCAGACCTTGATTCCTACTCACATTCTCAATCAGGACTTGTTCCAGAAGGCTTTGAATGTGCAGGCAGAACTGATGGTCAGTGCCAACAGTGAGAAGGTTCGTAGTGATGCGGCTAACAGTTTGATCAATGCGCTCAAGCCACCAGAGACCAAGAAGGTTCAGTTGGATGTGGGTATCCGTGAAGACCAGAGTATTGGGGCGCTGCGCGAGGCGACAATGGCGTTGGCTGCACAACAGCGACTGATGTTGCAGTCAGGTACTACCAATGCTCAAGAAGTGGCTCACGCAAAAATTATTCATGGGGAGCGACTGGCATGAATCTTGCATATCAAGTTATCGGATTTTTGGTGCTCGGCTCGGCCCTTGGCCTCGCGTTGGATGATAACCCTCCGATCTTTCGCTTCAACTATGAGCTGGTGAACATGCGGGGCTGTGGTAAGCCGGGGCGGGTGTACTGATGAAGGGTATGTGGGTGTGGCACCCGGACTCCCCGGGGGTAAAGGTGTATGTGGTACGGGGGTGGTTGGCCCGTGTGCTGTACCCCCAAGACTTTGCGACTGTGCGTGAAGTAGAGGTGTACTATAAATTTTCACAAGGACTTTACCGATGAGTGCTGTAGAAGACGCGCTGCCATGGAAAGTGGAAGACTACCTACGGGCCATCAACTACAAGGTTGATCCGGCGTATGTGCCGAGTGACTTCGCCCTGATGTTCGTGAACTTCATCAAGCTGGTGAACGGTGAAGAAGGGGAGGAGAACAAGACCCCCATCGTCCACTATCACATGCTGGACACAGTGACCCATGGCGGGGCACGTATCATCAACCTGTGCCACCGGGGTATCGCTAAGACCACAGTGATGGGTGAATACCTGTTCCTGTTCATTGCGGTATACGGCGAACTGCCGGGGCTGGGCACAGTGGACTTGGCCCTGTACGTGTCGGACTCCATCGAGAACGGCGTGAAGAACATGCGCAAGAACTTGGAGCACCGTTGGGATAAGAGCGACTTCCTACGGATGTTCGTGCCGGTGATCCACTTCACTGACATCCGCTGGGAGTTCAATAACGTCGATGGCAAGAAGTTCATTGTCAAAGGCTACGGTGCCAAGACCGGGGTGCGGGGGGCCAAGGAGATGGGTAAGCGGCCCCAACTGGCAGTGCTCGATGACTTGATCTCGGACGAAGATGCCCGGTCGGCAACGGTAGTGGCTGCTGTGGAAGACACGGTGTACAAGGCGGTCAACTACGCCCTGCACCCAACCAAGAACATGATCATCTGGTCTGGTACACCGTTTAACGCAAAAGACCCCTTGTACAAAGCGGTGGAGTCCGGGGCCTGGGCGGTCAACGTGTTCCCGGTGTGTGAGCAGTTCCCCTGCACCAAGGAAGAGTTCAAGGGCAGCTGGCCTGACCGTTTCACCTACGAGTATGTGAAGAAGCAGTACGACGATGCTGTGAAGCTGGGGAAGGTGGACACCTTCAACCAGGAGCTGATGCTACGAATCATGTCGGATGAAGACCGGTTGATCCAAGACCATGACATCGCGTGGTACAAGATCGACGCTGTGATCCGTAACAAGCAGCGGTTCAACTTCTACATCACTACTGACTTTGCCACCAGCGAGAAGCAGAAGTCTGACTTCAGCGTGATCAGCGTGTGGGCATACAACAATGCAGGCGACTGGCTCTGGGTAGATGGCATCTGCAAGCGTCAGACGATGGACAAGAACATCAACGATCTGTTCCGTCTGGCTCAGATGTACCGACCTCAACAGGTAGGTATCGAGGTCACTGGGCAGCAGGCCGGGTTCATCCAGTGGATTCAGGGGGAGATGCTAAACCGCAACATCTACTTCCCGTTGGCCAGTGAAGGCAACGACATGAAGCCTGGGATTCGTCCCAACACGAACAAGTTGGTACGCTTCAACACCATGGTTCCGATGTTCAAGTCTCGTAAGGTGTTCTTTCCTATCGAGAAGAAAAACAGCGAACCATTGGCAGAAGCGATGAACGAACTGGAGTTGGCCACCCCTGGTGGATTCAAATCCAAACATGATGACTTCATTGACACCATCTCCATGTTGGCCGCTCTTCATCCATGGAAACCTTCTGAAGAAGCTCAGCTTCGTTCAGCAGACAATGGGATGTGGGAAGCTGATGATGAAGAAGCTGACAATGATCGGCTATCGTCCTACATAGTGTGAGGTATTGATGAACCTTCAACAGATTTTTGATCTGCTGTCCCAAGGTGAACTCTCCCAGATTAGTCTGGGAGGTACTAATGGTATTGATGAGTCCAACTGGGAGCGTGTACTTAACACAGTCAACCTTGGTCTGACTGAGTTGCACAAGCGCTTCTCCCTGCGGCGTGAGCAAGTTGTTCTGCAAATGCAGGAAGGACAACTACGCTATACGCTTGATGTGAAGTTCGCACTCAGTAACCGTGAGTCTGCTGGGGTAACTAAGTACCTCATTGACTCGGCAGCTGACCCGTTCATTGGTCGAGTGCTGAAGATTGTAAAAGTCTTTGATGCCAAAGGCTGTGAGCTTCAGCTCAATCAACTGGGTGATGCGTTTGATCAGGCACATAGCACGGTGCGTACCCCGAGCTACAACACCTTGATCTTGCCAACCCTGTTGCCGGTGCAGGCGTTGACCATTGAGTACCGGGGTAATCACCCGTTGCTGGTCAAAGAAGCAGGCTACTTCAACCTGTCGGAAGTTGTGGTTGAGTTGCCAGATACCCACCTGACTGCGTTGCTGTATTTCGTGGCCAGTCGTCTGTTCAACCCTACTGGATTGAGTGGCAACACGGCATTTCACGAAGGCAACAACTACGACGCCAAGTTCGAGGCAGAGTGTGAGCGCCTTGGAGACAAGGGCTACGAGAATGCGGAAGTAGAAGATAACAGTCGTCTACGACGTAACGGCTGGGTATAAAAAAGCCCCCGGCGTTTCTCAACGTATGGGGGCTGTGTCAGGTATCCGTAGCCTGACCCGGAGACAGGGATCACCTCGCTGCATTGGAGCTGATCCCTTTATCTCACTTCTGGTTCGTGCTTCCAAATCCACCTTCACCACGCTCAGTGCTGCTCAGTTCTTTAACAAGAACCAGCTCAGGCGTATTGACGGGAACCAGAATGAACTGCAGTAGGCGGTCACCTGCTTCCCAACGATGTGGTAGGCCGTTCTTCACACGCAAGCAAGCCATCCACTCACCACGGTAGTCAGCATCAATGACACCAACCGTGTTGTTCAGGGATACTCCGTGCTTGGCCCCTGCACCAGAACGAGGTAGCAGTAGGGCTACATAACCCACCGGCACTTCAGCTGAAAAGCCCAGTGGAACCATCTGACCATAGGTAGCTCCCGGCATCATCGTCCCTTTCTCGGGCATGTAGATGTCGTAGCCGCCTGCGTAATCAGTACCACGAGTGGGTATTTTGAAGTTTTGATGGAGTTGTTTGATGTTCAATTAGAAGTTCTCCTGTTGATTTGTTTAAGATGACCCACAGTCAACCGGGGCCGAGGCCACAAAGTATGTCCGAAAACACACCGTTGGTGGACTTCCAGCCGAAGAAACTTACGGACTGGAAGAGTGAACCCACTGTAGCTGACCTGAAACTCGATCTGGAAGACTCCCGATCTCATCATGCAGAGCAAGTGGGCAAGATTGAAGAGTGGTTGGACAACCTGCATGGCACTGGCAAAGCCAAGGTCAATGCGGGTAAGAACAACTCTTCCATCGTTCCGAAGCTCATCCGTAAGCAAGCAGAGTGGCGATACCCTGCTTTGAGCGAACCTTTCCTAAGTACCAGTCGCCTCTTCAACGTGAAGCCAGTGACATGGGAAGACAAGAAGGCTGCTCTTCAAAATGGTCTGGTTCTGAACAACCAGTTCAACACGCAGATCGACAAGGTATCCTTGATCGACGAGTTCGTGCGTACAGCTGTGGATGAGGGTACGGTGATTCTCCGTACTGGGTGGGACTATCAAGAAGAGGAATACTCCGTCCAAGTACCGGACGTTGAGTATTTCTTCAACGATGATATGGCCCCCACTCATAATCATCTGGCTCAGCTGAAAGCCAATGATCCTGAAGGGTATGCAGCCAACATCTCACCTGAGATGCAGCAGGCGCATGAGATGACCCTTGAACACGGACGACCTGTTGAGGCCAGCATCAAGGGCGTCAAGAAGGAGAAACGTACCCGTGTTCTCGTGAACAAGCCCACAGTGGAAGTCTGTGACTTCCGAAATGTAGTTATCGACCCTACCTGTAAGGGCGATATTGATAAGGCTGGGTTTGTGATCTACAGCTTTGAGTCTTCCCTCTCGGAACTCAAGCGTGACGGTAAGTATCACAACTTGGAGCACATCAACCTTGAAACCAATTCGATCCTCGGCACACCTGACCACAGCACAGACTCGGGCACCAAGAACTTCAACTTCGCTGACAAGCCACGAAAGAAGTTTGTTGTGCATGAGTATTGGGGATTTCGTGATATTGATAACTCTGGTGTTGTTAGTCCTATTGTCGCCACATGGGTAGGTGACGTACTCATCCGGATGGAAGAGAACCCATATCCGGACAAGAAACTGCCCTTCATCCTTGTACCCTATCTACCTGTACGGAAAGCCACCCACGGTGAGCCAGATGGTGCCCTGCTGGAAGACAACCAGCGGATCATCGGTGCAGTGACTCGCGGCATGATCGACATCATGGGTAAGTCGGCCAACGGCCAGACCGGTATGCGTAAGGACATGCTGGACGTAGCCAACAAGCGTAAGTTCGAGCAAGGCAAGGACTATGAGTTCAATGCCAACGTCGATCCGCAGATGGGCGTCTACATGCACAAGTACCCTGAGATTCCAGCCTCTGCTCAGTTCATGCTGCAGATGCAGAACATGGAAGCTGAGTCACTGACCGGGGTTCGTTCCTTCAGCCAGGGGGTGAGTGGTGCATCTCTCGGTGATGTGGCTGCAGGTGTGCGAGGTGCGTTGGATGCTGCCTCCAAGCGTGAGCTGGCCATCCTTCGCCGGCTGTCAGCTGGCATCGTCAAGATCGGTCGCAAGATCATCTCGATGAACCAAGCATGGTTATCTGAAGAGGAGATCATTCGGATCACTGAAGAGGAGTTCGTCCCTGTTCGACGGGATGATCTGGCCGGCAACATTGACCTTGAGTTGTCTATCTCCACTGCTGAAGAAGATAACAACAAGGCTGAAGAACTGGCATTCATGCTGCAGACCATGGGTAACAACATGGACCCCGCTATGAGTCGCTTAATTCTGGCTGACATTGCACGTCTGCGTAAGATGCCTGATCTGGCTAAGCAGATTGAGGAATATCAACCTCAACCTGACCCTATGCAGCAGAAGCAGGCTGAACTTCAGATTGCTCTAATGGAAGCTGAGTTGGCTGAGAAGCAAACACTCATTGATCTCAATACCGCGAAGATCGACACCGAACATGCTCGGGCTGAACACCTGCGCAGTGACGCTGATCTGAAGGACTTGAACTTCGTTGAACAAGAGTCTGGTGTAAAACAAGAACGTGACTTGGAGAAGCAAAGTGCTCAGGCACGCGCTCAAGCTGCAACAAAGGTTCTTGAACACAAGCTCCGCAAAAATGAACCCAAGCCTGGTACTAAGTGATTGAATTATTAGGCAGTACAGGTAGTTTTGTATTACCGTACTGCCTGCACCAACAACCCTATCATCTTTCTTAGCACTGGTAGACCCAATGACTTCTGAAATCCAACAGCTCGAA